TTTAATGATAGATATTATCAAATGAATGAATGTTATTCTATAAGTTGTATAAATTCTAGTTCTTTCCAAGCTTGGCGTGCCGGGTTTAGAGAAGGCGTTAAAATGAGTTTAAATCGAGGTTCTAGAACTTCTGATATTAAAAAAGTATGGTGGCAAAATTATCATAGATTACTAATATGGTGTAATATTGGTGCTGATATAAAGAACGGAAATTGGGCAATGTACGGTGCAAGATTAGGATGTTATCTAACAGCATGTACTGATTGGGATTATATACAAGTTAGAGATTTTGAATATCTAACCGATTATTGGAAGAAACATGTTGAACATATTGATGTTAGTGATGAATTAGAAGGTATTGGAAACAATTTAAGATATGATTTAAATTTAGAAATAGCAGATTTAGATCCCAATTCCTCAAAATTTTTTAAATTTGTATATCAAAATACCCCTAGGGTGATAGGAAGATAAATGACCGATAATTCTAAAACGATTTGTACTGTTCCGTGGATGCATTTAAATTTTGAACCAGACGGTAAAGTACTTCCTTGTTGTTTAACATCATCATATAATTACATATCTGGAGATTTATCAACACAGACTATTCCTGAAATTTGGAATAGCGAAAATATGAAAAAACTTCGTAAAAAAATGATTAACGGAATAGAACCAAAGATATGCAGTAAGTGTTTTGATAGAGAAAGAGTAACTGGAGAAAGCGGAAGGATTTTTCATAATAGAGATTTTCCTGATCTTTTAAAAAAGATTCCCGATATTACTCTAGAAGATGGAACATGTACTGAAATGGAATTAAGATATTGGGATTTTCGATTTAGTAATCTCTGTAATTTTAAATGTCGTAGTTGCAGTCCTAGATATAGTTCAGCATGGGTGCCTGATGCTAAAAAGTTGGGATGGATTTCGGATCAAGATAAAGTTTGGAATATTGATTCAATAAACAATAATACAACTATAGATTTCTTAAAAGATCAAATTTCAGTAGTTGATAGAATTTATTTTGCAGGTGGTGAGCCATTACTTATGCCTGAACATTGGAAAATTCTAGATATACTTTTAGAAAATAAAAGATTTGATGTAAGATTAAGTTATAACACAAATTGCTCAACATTAACTTATGGTAAAAAAAACATTATTGATTATTGGTCAAAGTGGAGATACGGAAAGCTTGAAGTATGGCCAAGCATTGATGAAATTGGAAATCGTGCCGAATTAATCCGTTCTGGAACAGATTGGATAAAAGTCGAAGAAAATTTAAAAGAATTAGTTAAATTAGATAACATTATTTTAAGACCAGGTATCACAGTTGGTGCATTTAATGTGCATCGTCTTCCTGAAATTATTACATATCTTACAGATATTGGTGTAATTAAAAAGAAAGTAATTTCTCATAAAAATTTCTTTATTAATTTGTTAGAAACACCTAGTCATTATCATGTACATATTTTACCTGATGATTTTAAAGAAGAAATTATACAAAAAATAAATAATTTTATTGATAATTATAATACAAAATATGATACAAATATACGTTCTTTATTTTCACATATATTGCATGAATTATCTAAACCACATTGCCCTAAGTCTGCTTTAAATTTCTTAGAGATTACATCTAAGTTAGACTTATTACGAAACGAGAGTACATTTGATACTATTCCTGAATTATCAATACTTTTAAAAATGTATCCAGGATATTATCATAAGTAATGAATGAAAGATTACAATATGGAATTAGTAACAGTAACTTGTCTTCGAGATCTTCCAGAAATGTTATTACAAGCCGAAAGCATAAGTAAATTTCTAGAGCCTTGTATACATTGGGTTATTATTAACGAAGAACATATTAATCATTCGTTTTGGGAAGAACATCTTCGTCCTTATTATAAAAATCATCAATTAAATATTATATTCCCCGATTGGAATACATTTTCATGTAGTTCTAGCGGATATACTAAACAACAATTTTACAAATTTGATATTTCTAGACATATTCAGAGTTCTAAATATTTAATTTTAGATTCTAAAAATTTTTTTATTAGATCTTGTAAAATTATTGATTGGTCAAATCAAGTTGGATCAAATTGGGTTATGGATTTTGGTAAAAAAAATTTATGGTATCCGTTAATAGAGCAATATAAGAAAATTTTAAAGATGGAAGAAAAACATAATAATTTTTGTATGTCTATACATACTCCATTTGTTATGGAAAAACATATAATTAACAAATATGGAATTGATAATATACTTAGAGATTTTTCATTAACTGAAGGATATCTTTACAGTGAATTTTTATTTTACTCTTTAATTTCAGAAAAATTTGGATATTTTAATCCTATGCAAACAGGCCCAGCATCGTGGTATAAATTATTCGAACATCGTTACATAAAGCCAATTTTTGAAAAACATACAGTTAAAGATTATATTTTTTTTCCAATGCTATTATCAAAAAAATTAGAAGATGAATTATTAATGTTAAAACAAAACACAAATATTTATGTAACAGGATTTCATAGAGATTATGTATCAAGATTGTCTCCTGATAAAATAAATCAAATAAACGAATATATTTGTTCAATAGGTCTAAATAGAAAAATATATAAGAAGTTATAATGTATGATATAATCTTTATAAGTTATCACGAACCAAATGCAGAAAACAATTGGAAAAGATTAAAATTAAAATTTAATCTAGCTAAACGTGTTAAAAATATAACTGGTATTCATCAGTCTCATATTTCTGCTGCTAAAAAATCAATTACAAATATGTTTTGGGTAGTTGATGGAGATGCGTATATATTAGATAATTTTAATTTTGATTATAAGGTCGATGATGGATTAACTGATTGTATACATGTTTGGCATAGTCGAAATCCTATCAATAAATTAGAATATGGATATGGCGCTGTAAAACTTTTACCTAAGAGATTAACTGAAAATGTAAATATAAACACAGTAGATATGACAACCTCAATAAGTGACAAATTTAAATCTGTTCCTGTAGTAAGTAATATTACATTATTTAATACTGATCCTTTTAATACATGGAAAAGTGCATTTAGAGAATGTGTAAAGTTGTCTAGTCGTACTATTAATAGACAAAACGATAAAGAAACTTCTAATAGATTAGAAATCTGGTGTACAGTTGGTATTGATCAACCTTTTGGTGAATATGCAATTAGCGGAGCTAATGAAGGTAGAGAATTTGGATTAAAATATTCAAATAATAAAGATATGTTGATAAAAATAAATGATTGGAACTGGTTAACAGATAAATTTAATTCTAATTTTAATAAGGTATAAATTATGAAAGTTGATATAGATCATGTTTTATTTTGGATGGATGCTATACGTAATAGTAAAAACACAGATAGAACATTAGAATCTTTTTGGAAAGGTCAAATTAAAAGTAAAATTTGGCTAATTGATCATCTTGTTGAATATGCATCTAAAAGCAATACTATAGTTATACATGGTGGATGGAACGGTGTGTTAGCTAGTTTATTATTTCAAACAAATTTAAAAATAGATAAGATAATATCAGTTGACATTGATATTGAATGTGAAGAAACAGCTAATACGATAAACAAACTTGAAGAAATAGCAGGAAAATTTCAAGCAATTACGTGCAATATGTTAGATTTCCAATATACTTTTATACCCGATATTGTTATTAACACAAGTTGCGAACATATTACACAGGAAAATTACAACATTTGGTTAAAAAATATTCCCCAAGAATCCCTTATAATTTTACAAAGCAATAATTATTTTAATATTGATGAACATATTCGTTGTTCTAGAGATTTAGAGGAATTTAAAGATCAAAGTAACATTAATATTATTAAATCATCAACTTTACAGTTTCCTTTATATAATAGATTTATGATAATTGGATACAAAAGATAATAATTTATTTTAACAATTTTTTATAATTGTTATTAATTGATTCCGCACAGATAAATTTCTTAATTTTTTCAATATCTAAATTATTCCAAGAAACATTTAGATATCTATTGCTTTCAATATTGGTATCTTTATGACGTGTGTAAATAATATTTGAAACGTATTGTCGATATTCGTCTTTCATATCATCAGTATATA